GATGCCCAACAACGAGACAACCAGGTGCGCCTGGAGGTTTTCCCGCCAGTCGAAGCTGGTTGTCTCGTTGTTGGGCATCGTCGCCAGCTGGGTGGACAGGTTGTGCTCCGTCACCTTGTTGGACCCACCGCCGGCGGTGGACTGAAACACACCCAGCGGCAGCTGCGCCACGGACTCCGACAGGATCCGGACTGCCGCGTACACACCCGTGTGCCACAACGAGGAGGCCGGCGTGACACGCACGCCGCTGTCAGATTCAGGCCCGCCAAACCAGTCCCACAACCAGGACGCTGGCTCTTTCAGGCTGGACACCGCCTTGCGGAACGTGGCCCGCTTGTCGGGTGCGCCGTCTAGAACGTGCGCGATCGCTCCCATATGATCACCTCACCCGCCGGGCACCTCGCGCTCCCAGCAGACAGAAAAGGGACAGGGCCGTACCTGTGAACACCAGCGCCCAGGATCTGCTCCACCACCAGATCCCGGTTGCGATGGCGCCCACTCCCAGCAGCAGCCCCATGTCCCACGCCCACCCCTGCCACAGCTTGAACCTGCGCAGCGCCCTGGTCAGCCGCTTTATCATACTGTCACGATCCCCCTGGACTCGTACACACTCGGTTTATTTTCAGGCTGCACCATGGCCCTGGCCAGTGCGATGATCAGCGCCACGATCCCGTCTATCCTCTCATGTGATCGCTTCTTGTCCGGTTTCATGTTGCCGGCCGGATCCTGCTGCACGCACACGTTGCGCGCGCACCACGCCAGCACCGGGTTGCCGCCGTGGCGGATCTTGCCTGACACGATCCGCCGCTCCAGCTCTTTGGACGGGCTGGACATATCCCGCCAGCCCTGGCCCACCTTGGCCATGGTGATCCCGTCGCTGTCCAGCTGCGTGGTCAGCTGGGTGCTGTTCCACCTGTCGTACCCCACCTCCTGCACGTCGTACTGCTCCGCGCTGTCCCCGATCGTTTCGCGGATCATGTCGTAGTCCACCACGTTGCCCGGCGTGCAGGTGATCCACCCGTCGTCCCGCCAGCGATTGTACGGCACTTTGTCCCGCTTGACGCGCTCGATCAGATTCTCCTCCGGCACAAAGAACCACAGCAGCGCGTCCGCGATCTGTTTCTCGTCCAGGAACAGCAGCGCGTACGCCGTCAGGTCCAGGGTGCTGGACAGGTCCAGGCCGCCCCAACAGCGGCGGCCGGCCAGCGCCTCGGGCGGTGAGGCCGCGCACCGATTCCACTTGCGCATGGACAGCCACCTGGCGGCCGCCTCCGTCCACTGATTGAGGTACAGGCGCCGAAAGACGTTCACATACCCCGGCGTGTTGCGCGCCTTGACCGCCTCCGCCTCCAGAAACTCCAGCTTGACGGACACTCCCAGGTTGGGGTTGGCCGCCGCCCATATCTTGGGATCGTCCCAGTCCGCGTCCGCCGGCGCGGCGTAGATCACCGCCAGGTACTCCGGATCGTCCACCGTGCCGTCCAGCACCCCGCGCGCGTACTGGTGCTCCTCCCAGCAGATGCTGTTCCGGTCCCACCCGGCGGTGGTGATCATGAAAAGGATCGGCTGTCGGCGCGTGCCCTGGCTGGTGCGCAGCACGTCCAGGAAGTCCCGATCCTTGTGCGCGTGCAGCTCGTCCACGATCACCGCGTGTGCGTTCAGGCCGTGCTTGCCTGGCACGTCGGCGGACAGCACCTGGTACACGTTCCCCGTGCTGGCCACCCGGATCATGCGGCGCAACACCTTGCCGTCCTCGCACGCCTCCAGCAGTAACGGGTTTGCCTCCACCATGCCCTTGGCCGGATTGAACACCATGCCCGCCTGGTCCCGGTTGGTGGCCGCGCTGTACACCTCCGCGCCCGGCTCCCGGTCCGCGAACAGGCAATACAGTGCGATCCCTGCCGCCAGCAGGGACTTGCCGTTTTTCCTGGGGATCTCCACGTAGCACTTGCGGTATCTCCTGGTCCCGTCGCTGCGGCGGTGCCAGCCGAACAGCCGCCGCACGATCTCCCGCTCCCACGGCTCCAGCAGGAACGGCTGCCCGGCCCACTCGCCCTTGACGTGGCATAACCACTCCTCGAAAAACGCCACGGCACGGTCCGCGGCTTTGGTGCTGAAGTAGTACGGGCTTGACGGTTTCTTCCGGGGCATCAGTCCAGCATGCCGCCCGGCTTGCGCTTGCCCTTCCCGGCCGCCTTCACGCCGGTGCGCGAGCTAGGCGACAGGCCGAACTCTGCCGCCAGCTTTTGCAGCTGTGCCAGCGCGCGGTTGGCGATCGCCAGGTACGGATTCTGGATCGGGTGCCCGTTCGGTGTCTTGATCAACAGGCCCATCTCCTCCACCTTGCCCTCCGCCTCCACCCACCGTCCCCAGGTCACGCAGTACCCCGCCAGCATGGCCAGATCGATCCGCGTCACCAGGCCCAGGGTGCGCAGCTCCGCGGTGATCCTCCACCACTCGACGCGCGCCAGCTCGCCCAGGTGCGGCGGGCACTCGGGGACTGCGGCCTCCGGCTCCGGCTCGCCCTTGGGCAACGCGCGCTTGCCCGGGTTGCCACGCGCCAGCTTTAACGCGGTGGGCTGCGGCCTGGGACCCTTGCGTGGCATCAGATGATCCGGATCCGGCTGCGCAGCCTGATCGCCGCGCACTGCACGCACGGCTCCGTGGCTATGTGGGAACAGCAGACCCCGCGCCGGCAGGGCCACCGGCCGGTGGCGCGGTAGTGTTGCAGCGCCTGGATCGAGCTGCGGATCGCGCGCTCGAATCCCGAGGCGTCATACTCGATCTGCACCCGCACGCTCTCCGGCATCAGCTCCTCCACGGGTTGGGCTGTTTCCTGCCGTTCACTGCGCGGACCATGGCGCACACCGCGCACGGCTCCACGCTGCTGTGCTTGAAACAGTACGCCGGCCGGACTGCCGGCGCGTGCAGCGGCTCCTGCTGGTCCAGGACTCGCGCCACGGCCTGGACGATCAGCGCCTGGCAGCACGCATCTGCGGCGGCGCGTAGCACGCTCACGCCTAGCACGCCGTCCGCGCTCACGCTGCCACCCGCTTGCACGTCCAACCCAGGAACTTGGACTCTTCCACGCAGTCCACCAGGAAGAACGGCCGCAGCAGCTCCTCCCACTCCGCGCGCTCCATGCGGCGCTGGTAGCCGCGCGAGGTGCGGCCGGACTCAGGCACGTCGTTGCGCACCGCGATCAGCACCCGGCCCTTGGCCTCCACCAGGTGGAACACCAGCGCGAGGATCTCCGTCACCAGGTGGAGCGCCGGCTGCACGTTCAGCACGTAATTGCACATGACCGTCCTGTACCGGGCCAGCAGCAGGCTGGTGTCCGGCGCGTGGAATGCATCGTACCGCGCGAAACCGTGCCCCTCCCGGCCGCTGCCGAAATCCAGCACCGGCTCGCGCAGCAGCTTGCCCTTGCGCCAGCACGCGATCGGTGCGGAGGTGCGGGACATGGCGGTGGCGCCCCCGTAGATCGTAGCGTCCCCGCCGTCCTCCTGCACGGCCAGGTCCCCGTCCGGCACCAGCTTGCGCAGCTCGGCGTCCGTGAAACCCGTCAGCCCTAGATCTGCCGTGTCGGTGCCCAGCTCGCGCACTACGTCCTGGAGCTTGGCCACGTCCCAGTCCCCCGCGATCTTGTTGAGCGCCAGGTTTAGCTGCCGCTCCCCGGCGGAGTCCAGGTCCACCCAGGTGATCGGCATGGTGTCTATCTCCTCCGCGGCGGCCGCCTTGATCCGCTGGTGCCCGCCCACCACCACCGGCCGCGACTTGGCCGGCCACCCCTCGCGCTTGGATCGCCTGTTCACCACCACCGGCTGCACCGCACCGAAACGCACCAGGGAGCGCCGCAGCGCACGCAGCTGGCCGGCCTTGATCGTCCTGGGGTTGTACTCGGCGCCCATCTGCGCCAGCTCTGACACCGCCATGGCGGTGGGACCCGTCGCCGGCCGGGTGCGCATCAGTCGCCCCTGATGATCCGGCGCTTGTACGCCTCCCACGGGCTGGTCCTGGTGAGGTGCTCCGCGGCGCGCTTGCGTGCCCAGGCCCCCGCGTTGCGGCCGCCGTTCGCCCCCTCGCACACGTCACCCCTGGCCAGGTCCGCGTCCG